TCCTGTATCTGTTTCACTCTTACAAAACTTATTCCTAATCTATCAGAGACCTCTCTCAAGGTCATAGTTTTTTGTTTCTGCACGGCAATTAACGTACAGTTCGAATCTTCTTTGTAGTCAATCCACAAACGACATTCTTTACATGGACAACTTACATCATATTCCATTAAACTTTTAGCACATTCTCTCATAAATCTGGATGTTCCTCCTCCAACATATCAAAAATACTCTCGACTTCCTTGTTTCCCAAGGCAAATTTTGTTTTTGCCTCCTTTTCTTTCTTTCTTATCTTTGCTTGTGTTCTCAACTTTGTTTTATGTAGCACTTCGTTGTCTTTTTTATATGCTTCTAAAAACTTCATAAAGTTCTCTTCTTTCTCTAAATAGGCTGTCAAAACCGCTCTGTAGAATTCGCTTTGTTTTAAATTGTCATATTGCAACCTAATTTTTAAATCTGCATGTCTTTTGTCTGTATCATAAAAAACAATCTTCTTGTAATCTTCACCATATTTTGGAAGTTTCTTTGGCATAATTCACCTCCTCAAGATATTATTTAAATACAATATCGCCTTCAGGGTCATCAACATTCCAATATACGATGTAATGGAAAAAACCATTAGTTGTTCAATAATTTTCGAAATGAAATCTTTCATTATTTTACCTCCTTAAAATATGAGTTGAGCTTTCAACCTGCCCCGCTGGTGTCTGCTTTATAAACTGTGCTTTAAATTGTAATGCATAAATGGTCCTGGCACCGGAATAAGAAAGACCACTGCGAATACCATTTTCTAATTCTTCTAAAACGCCGGCGACTGAACCTTTACATGCAACCGTTGTTGAGATACCTTCATTTGAAGAATAAGTTCCTCTCCAATCTTTCTGTGCTGCTTTGGATGCCATCCCGCGATATACTTTATACTTCTTTCCTCTTTTGTTCACGAACGATTCTCCCGGTGTTTCAGCTGTGCCGGCGAGGAGAGAACCAAGCATTACGAAATCTGCGCCAGCAGCCAGGGCTTTCACGATATCACCCGCTGTTCTTATGCCTCCATCAGCAATAATGGTTGTGTTGAGATCTGCTCGGGCACAATCCAAAATAGATTGAAACACAGGCATGCCGTGACCGGTGTGAATTCGAGTAGAACATATAGAACCACCTCCAAGGCCGACACGAACACTGTCTGCTCCCCAATCGGATAAACGCTCATATGCATTACGACACGCAACGTTGCCGGCCATAAGGTGGATCTCTGCCCCATATTCTTTTTTGAGATTTTCAATCGCATCTCGCATTAGAAAATGATCTCCGTGAGCAATATCCAAACAAAAGATACGAATGCCGGCACCATATAACGCTGACGCACGTTCAAGGTAGTCACCTGTTACACCAATTGCTGCAGCACGAACATTTTCATAGCTAACAAACCCAATTTGTTCTGCGATGGAACAATAGCGATGAATGATTCCCAAACCGCCGGCATCATTCATAGCCAAAGCCATTTCAGTTTCAGTAATTGTATCCATTGGGCTAGAGATAACAGGCAGTGGAAACGAAGTATTTCCCAGCCTGTTTTCTAGATTTACTTCTGATCTGCTTTTAATGTCCGAATACTGTGGAACTAGCAGTACGTCATCGTAAGATAAACATTTTCTCATTCTTCCTGCGCCTCATATGCTTTGACCATCCCATAAATTGATTGAAACTTTTGTTCTTCATAGGTTTCAATCAACCTGTCTATGTACCATCGAGCTTTTTTTAGATCGTCCATTGGTTCATCTTTAAATTTATGACGGGCAACATATTTTATAATATTGCCAGTAGCAAAATCAAAATCCCAAGACTCAATGAAATCAATTACTTCTATTCCCTTGTTATAGTGGTCCGGATGATTAACTGTTTCTTTAGTCTTTTTCTTCGACATTTTCTTCTGGTTCCTCAAAGTGCTTAGTCAAGTCATCACTTCCTCCAACAAGCATTGGATGTGGAACTGGTGTATCCTGCCATGGAACCTCTTTGTGAACAATATATTGAACAATTGGCACAGTGGTCATTTCGTTCTGTTTCTTGACTTCATCCAGAAGTTCTGGATTGTGAGTAAGATTCCCAATCATAAATAGCTGTTCGTGTTCTCTCAATGTCCCAATTGCCTTGTCACAATGTGAACACCCGTCTGTTGTGTATACGATATAATAGTCTTTCATCTTGCCTCCATTGTTTTGATGATAGTTTGTGGTTCTGATTCAAATATAATAACTGCCGATGGGAATGGTGCGCAATTTTCGCTATTTCCAAACTTCAGTCTTCCTTTTACGAAGTGTATTTCTTTTGCTCTCATACAATATTCGTGCCAATACTTAGTATCTGTTCTGGCCGGAATAAGGCAGACAACTTTTGTATTCGGCTTTAATGATTCTCTATATGCTTTCTCGATCCAAGCAGAGATTTCACGGCCATAAGGAGGGTTCATAAATACTGTCTGCTTCTCCCAAGACTGAGACAGTCCATTGTCCAATGGTGTGAAATAACATTCAGAAACTTTGGTTGTCTCTTCTGTTGCGCAAGGGTCAAGCGTAAATGGCCCGAACTCTTCATTTAGTTTTTCATAAAAATCTTGTGGTGTTTCCCAGTCCTTAGATTTAGAACTGAACATCACTTCTTGTGTTTGTTTATCCATTTGTCCTCCAAAACGCTTGAATACTTACGATAGTTAATGATAACATAATACAGATCATTGTTTTAGGTGAAAACATGCTTTCTTTAAGTAGAATCCAAGTTAACGCTGGGAATATCATATATGATGCTCCGAATGCCGATAAACGTATCGACCAAAGTTCTTTGATTTCCCCATATCCTATTTTTGTTGCCCACCAGAAACAGATTAAAGCCGGCACCCCAAAGCACCCAACAGCCAATACCATTTTATTTTCCCAGAATCTCCAGACTAGCTGCGAATTGTTCGCAAACCAAGTGAATGTGTGACCCAAAGCGAACAGACAAAACATTAATCCAAAATTACTCATCCGTACTCCCTAGTGCCCCATCCCCTCGGCTACTATGAACTTTAACCCGTGAATACAAATTATCTTGATCGAATTCAACTGGAGTGGCGTGAATTACTGGAATAAGCACTGCTTGTGCAATACGTTCACCAGGTTCAATTATCTGTGTCTGTTGTCCAATGTTGTGAAGGTTGATAAACACTTCACCATCATATCCAGCATCCACAACGTGAGCGCCGACAATCAATGAACGCTTTGCTGCAACACTGGAACGATTCATAATTTGGAGCATGTATCCATGTGGAACCCCAAACTTCAAACCAGTGGGGCAAATTGCACCTTCCCGGGGATGAATTGTAACAGGTTCTCCTGAACTTGGCGCAAACGCTAAATCCATGCCGGCATCCGATGGGTTGGCACGACGTGGTGCCTTCGCTGTTTCTCTGATTTTAAAATATTCAATATTCATTTTCCTCCTTTAGTTTGGCAACATCTTAAAGTTTCTTCCTAACTTTCCATATGAACTAAATCCCCAGTTTTCACTGTATTTCAATTTAGCCATATATGGTCGATTAAGCTCGATATGATCTTTATTCGTAATTCCCCAGCACCATATTGTTGATGTCGCTGAAGTATCGTCTATTGCTTTAACAAGGAAGTATTCTCTTCCATTGCTGGCAACTCTTCTTGTAACTTCTCTCGGAATAAACCAGCATACCTGCAAATCAACATCATAATGGCTGATCGATGGGATATACAGCTCTTCCAGCTTTTCTCTTGATTTCTCGGATAAAACTAGATCCATCGGGAACATTCCAGTCAAATCTGAAAGATATTCGACCTTCTCTTGTAGGAGAAGATCTCCCTCTATGGCATATTCCTCGATATTCTTATCCAGCGCTTTCTTGGTCTTTGGCCGATCATTTGCCACAGCCATCCAAAAATGCCGCATTCCAGTAAACCTTTCATCCATCAAACAGTTCAAAGTTTGACTGCGAACGAGAACATCCAATGCCTTTTTGTTCAACTTCGAATAAACGATGTTTTCGTCAAACAACAAGTCTTCAATCGTCTCAAATGGTCGATTGTCGATGATCTGCTCAATTGCTTTGTCTCCCAATCCCTTGATTGAGGACAGCGGTTGAATGAGAGTCTTGCCGTCTTCGGAAATCTCCCATGTTTCACCGGATGTGTTGATATTCAATGTTTCGATGTTGAAACCAAATGACTTTGCAGTGTTGATTGCGCGTTCTTTCTTTTTCTCCGATTCGTGTGAAAGCACGCTCGCCATCCACTCTGCCGGATAATAGTTGAGCAACCAAGCACACTGAAAGGAAATTATAGTATAACAGACGGCATGACTCTTGTTGAAGCCATACTTACTGAAATAAGCCATCTTCTCCCAAAAGTCGCTAGCTTGATCTGTGGTTAGTCCCTTGTCCACGCAGCCTTTTACGAACTTCTCATAAAGTCGCCCATTTCCGGCCTCGGATCCCTTTTTGATCAAAAGCTTTCGCAGCTTGTTGCCCTCATCGAGCGTAATGTTATCACCAAGTTTGTGAGCGAGTTCTGCAATATCCTCTTGAAAGATGATGAACCCATAATTGTCACCAAGTACTTCCTCAATAATCGGATGTTCATATGTGACCATATCTGGGTGTCTTTTGGCCTCCAAATAGCTTCTATCGACTTTTGCCCCCAGTGGACCCGGTCGATAAACACTAGTAACCATTGCGAGATCTGACAAGGAGACTGGTACAACGTTCTTGCAGAAGTTCTGCGCTCCCGACTCGCTAAACTGAAAAACACCGCCAAATTTCCCTTTCTGGAAGATATTCTCACAAACCTCTTGATCGTCAAAATCAATAACGTCTGGATGGAGGTGTTTATCGTAATACTCTCTTATGTCTTTAAATGCCGGCTTTTCTATATTGTGGTGGCGTTTAAGGATGTGAGTGATTGCTCCATTAATCATTTCCAACGTCGTGAGGCCGAGAATGTCAAACTTAATGAAACCCATTGGTTCCAAGTGTCTTACGTTCTGCCCCTCCGACCATGGCGTCTGCGTGACTCCTCCAGTCTTGATTAGGGGCATATGCTCATTTAGATTCTCGGCAATCACAACGCCGCCGGCATGTCTAGACGAAGATCTGATTTGACCGTGCAAAACATCAATATGATCGGAAATCTGGGAATTCCTTTGAAGAAAATTTTTCAGGCTTTCGCTATATTT